GGAGACCTAATTGGCGGGCCGTCTAATCGGGGTTCTCCAGCCATCTTCTCCATCAACATTTCTAGTTCTTTTATCTCTAGATCCATATCACTCATCTTCATTGTTTAGCCTCACATTTCCAACATTTAGTTAGACGGTTATCTACCCATACACCACAATGGGGACATCTATGAAAGTCTTCCATCTGCTTCTCCTATACTAGGAATGTGTAACGTATTCCAATCCTGTGGGATTGTGACACCTCTAACAAAACCTCTATGCTTGGTTGTCTTAGTATCGAAGTCTTCTTCTGAAACAACCTCTATAGCGCGGATCCAGGCCCACCCTATACCAACTTGTGTCTGTAAGAACGCACCCAAGTCTTCCCAGCACTTCTCTCTTGTATCGCATTCAGGCGGTGTAATGTAATAATATAGTTTGTGATATTCTTTATCCATTGTGAAGCTTCTCCATCTTGTCCTGCCAATCGTTGTATTCAGAACACACGCGGACATAGTCAGCCCACTCTGCATCCGTAATTTCTATTTCTTTACCCCAATCATGCTCAGTCATAAAATAATCTGGGTATCTTTCATCGTTATCTACATAAACTTTCATTGACAACTCCTTGTTAATACTGTATAATAGCGCCCCACAAATGCCATATAAATCACAAGCACAAGCAGCCTACTTTAATTCACACCGCAAGCAACTCGAAGCTCAGGGTGTGAATGTTTCTGAGTGGAATGCTTCATCTAAGAATTTACACCTTCCCAAGAGAAAAGGCAAGAAGAAAAAGTGAAAGCAAAAGCAATGGACTGTACTCAATGTACCATGCATGTCCACGGTAGTGGTAAGAAGAAAGTTAAAGTCGCATCAGATAGTAGCAGAGTCTCGGATACAGACAGCGATGGCTACTAAAGCTAAACGTAAAAACCCCAACTTAAGGAAAGTCAAAGGCTAATGGCCAGTTTACTATACGTTTCCGAATACACACAAAACTCAGTTGATGTCCCAACGCTGGTCATGGAACCTTCTACAGCCAGTCAGGTAGTCAATTACGCCGGTGGCAGTACTGCTTCCACAGCGTTTAGAACAGATACTCGAATGGTTCGTTTACATACCGATAGTATTTGTTCAATTAAATTTGGTACCGCACCTACCGCCACTACTTCAGATGCTAGATTAGCAGCCGGTCAAACAGAATACTTCAAAATAAATCCTGGCTTCAAAGTCGCGGCAGTAATTAATACATAGGTTTAATATGCCAGTCATTTTACCGCCAACCGATACCAACAACATATTAGCATTACTCGCTAATCCGAAGGCCGTCAAGGATAACATCCAACAACTTCAGTCTATGTCTGAACAACTTCAAAGAGATCAGAAGAGACTTGGCGAGGAGAATTCAAAGCTTTCTGATACCAAGAAAGATTTAGAAGATCTCCAGGCATCTCTAAATAATTCCCAATCCCTTCTAGATAGTCGTGAGGCATCCGTTAAAGCCTACGAGACAGACCTAAAGTCTGCTATCGAAGAGCATAACGATCGTGTCAATTCTTTTGCAGAAATGCGTAAGGATTTTGAAAGCCGTCAGAAAGAATTAGCCATTAAAGAAACTAAACTCTCTGAGTGGGAACAATCTTTGAATAAGTTCCAAGCGGAGCAGAATCAGGGTTTTGCTAAATTAGCACAAGACCAGAAGGCACATGAGGAATGGCGAGCTTCAATAAGTTCAATTCTTTCGTCGAAGCCGTAGCAGAGAAAGTTCACAATCTTCAATCAGATACGATTAAGGTTGTTCTTTCTAATGTCGCTCCTGTCGCTACGAATGCGCTATTAGCAGATATTACACAGATTGCTGCCGGAAATGGATATGTAAGTGGTGGTAATACTGCTACATTAGTCTCTTCGGCTCAAGCTGGCGGTGTTTATAAGTTAGTCTTAAATGACGTAACCTTCACAGCAAGTGGAGGTTCAATAGCTACTTTTCGTTATATCGTTGTCTACAATAGTACAGCAACTAATTCAGAACTAATAGGTTGGTATGACTTTGGTACCGCAGTCAACATTACCGATGGTAATTCATTTGTAGTTGATCTCGACCAAGTTAACGGCATACTTACGATTACATAATGGCGGACGGATATATTCAAGTAGCGCCGGATTCTACCGGCAAGAAGATGGAGACATCGGCACTTATTCAGCCGGATGCTTCTATCGTTCACAGAGAACGCGTCACCATTGGTGATAATGATGGTGAGTTCGTAATTCATACTAAACTATTAACAGAAATCAATGAGAACTTAAGGCTCATTCGGGATTATATAAGAGGAACAATAGGCTAATGGCATTTTTGCTTGATACTCGTACAGGTCCGATCTTACAGGCGGATGGTGCTGGAGACCAACCACTACGACAAGGACGTATGGGGGCTCTTGTTACCGCTGACGGACACGGTCGTTTCTTTGAGATGGCATCTCGTGGAAATATGTATTCCACAGGTAGTGGTAACACAGCCCTCTCTGCAAACACAATTACACTCACAGCGACTTCTACCCCAATATTGGGTTTGTGGAATCCTTTGACATCTGGCGTTAATGTCCTAGTGTTGCAAGCCGCTTTGGGTACGTACGCCAATACTTTAACAGCGCCGGTTCCGCCAGGTCCCTTTTTATGGGCTTCTTCGGTAGGTAATTCTGCAATTTCTACAGGTGCTCAACCACTCAATCGTAAAACACTGATTGCTAGTGGTTCGAGTGTCAAAGCATTTGCAGGTGGTGTGGCGCTTACAGGTCTTACAAATAACCTTACTGTTTTTGAAGCTGCAGACCTTCCGCAACTCAGCAGCTTGACTAACGCCGGTACAATCACGGCACAAACGACTACATCTAACGCAACAGCAGGTGCGTTTGGTGTTCAGAACTTCGATGGTTCTTTAGTCATTCCGCCAGGCGGCGTTCTTTCGCTAGTTAATACTAACTCTACGACGACGTATTCAGTCGCAGGCCGATTGCTGTGGGAAGAAGTCCCGGTCATTAGCTAATGTTATTAGGTCTCCGCTCCTTATGGGACACAACCGTAGCGGGGACGACAACGCTAACGGTGGATACTGGTGTCTATGTCTTTACTGGAAACAATACTCTCTTCAAAGTATCTGAAAGCTCCAGTCTAGGGAGTTTCTCCTTATCTGGACAAAATACTTTGTTCAGGATTGTTGAAGTTTCAGGAGGAGGTTCTTTTGGTGAAAGCGGACAGACAGCAATATTGACTATTAAGGTTGTCCCGGCAACAGGAAGTTATTTCTTAACCGGGCAATCTGATGTCTTCAAGATAATTGAACTCTCAGGTGTGGGTTCATATTCTTTAAACGGTTCAACAACACCTCTCCAAATCTCGGCTACTGAATCTGCAGGAACTTATACATTGACGGGTAATGCAGATGTCCTCGACGTAATCTTAAATGCTGGAAGAGGAACATATGTATTAACGGGTGCAAGTTTAGAAGGAACAGATGCAGATACTAGAATACACAATCTTCAATTCTTGGTTACACTTGGAAAGTTAAGAAGTTTTTAATGGAATACTTTCCACAAATAGCATTAGGTGTAACAATTATAACAGCGGTATGGGGCCATGCAATATGGCTGTCCAATCGGTTTGCTGGTATTTCTCAAGAAATGGATAAACGTTTTGAGAAAGTCCTTACAGCAATTACTAGTAAACTAGAATACCATGAAAGACATGATGACCAAAGATTCGGCGACATCAACAACGGCCTCTGGGAAATTCGTCTCCAGAATGCACTTTCAGAGCGCCACGTCAAGGGTAAAAAAGCCCAAGACCCTAAGTCCGGAGAGGGAGGAACTCCGGAAAGCCTGTGAAAATTCTCTAGAGAAATTCATTACCACAATTCATCCCAAGCGCTGCTTGGGTAACGTTCATAGGATGATCATTCGATGGTGGACAAGACCGGATGCGGGAACACACCAGATTCTCTTGATCCCACGGGATCATATGAAAAGTGCTTTGATTGCTTACAGAGTTGCTTGGGAGTTAACGCGCGACCCAACTTTGAAGATCTTATTTATATCGTCAACTTCAAACTTAGCGACGAAACAATTAAAGTTTATAAAAGATATTCTTACTTGCGACAACTACAGTCTTCTGTGGCCAGAGATGGTCAACAAGGAGGAGACGAAGCGTGAGAAGTGGACCGAGCGTGAAATCTCTGTCGATGATCCTAGGAGAAAAGATGAAAGCGTCCGTGAGCCCTCTATCTTTACGGCTGGCCTTACTACCAATATTGTTGGTTTGCACTGCGATATTTGTGTCCTGGATGATGTCGTTGTAAGCGGTAATGCTTACACTCAAGATGCCCGGGAGAAGGTTAAAGATCAATACGGTCTCTTATCTTCTGTTGAACACGTCGGTGCTAGAGAATGGGTTGTTGGGACTCGTTATCATCCTGATGATTTGTACGCGCAACTCCTAGATATGAAGATGGAAGACTATGACTCTGAAGGACGCCTTATTAACACTTCTAACTTATTCGAACGAAACACCGACTACGGAATTTCTGAAACTGTGGAAAGCATCGGAGACGGTAACGGGGAATTTCTATGGCCTCGCCAACAACGATACGACGGGAAATGGTTTGGATTTGATCGTGAAGCGTTAGCTACCAAGAAGAAACATTACATCAACCAGACGCACTTCCGTGCTCAATACTACAACGACCCCCATGACGTCGGGGCTTCTGTCTTTAAACGTGAAACTTTTCAATACTACGAGCCTGGTTGGTTGACCGCCCGAAATGGAAGATGGTTCTTCAAAGACGAGCGGCTCAACATTTTTGCTGCAGTTGATTTCGCTTTTACTGTTAATAAGCGTTCCGACTATACTGCTATTGTGGTGGTTGGAGTGGATGGAAAGCAGAATTACTACGTTCTAGAGATTGACCGTTTTCAGACGAAGTCTCCCTCAGAGCAGATAAAGCGGATACTAGCTCTTCACCAGAAATGGGGCTTCCGAAAGATACGCGCCGAGGTAGTAGCTGCTCAAGAGTCCATAGTAACGGACTTGAAAGAGAGTTACATACGGCCGTTAGGTCTAGCTCTATCCGTGGAGGATTACCGTCCCCACCGTTTTCTGGGAAGCAAAGAAGAACGTATAATGGCCGTCCTTGAACCAAAATATGCGAACAAGCAAATCTGGCATTATCCAACAGGAAATTGTCAGATCCTGGAGGAGGAGTTGATTTATGCAAATCCGGCTCACGACGACGTAAAAGACGCTTTAGCCTCAGCAGTAGATTTTGCATCAAGTATGGCTCCTAGTATGAGTTTATTTTCTAATTTTAAGAAGGATGTTTCTAACGTCCAATTCCACAGTAGGTTTGGAGGTTTCGGATGATTATATGGAACATCGAGAAGAAAGGTATTAATACCGTGTTTGTTAGGAAACCCCGGTGACTGGAAAAGTATTAGAACTACGCGGCGATGTCCTTTCTGAGGACCGCCTTGCTGTTTCCATCACGGAGAAGTGGCAAGAGTGGGATGCCCTGCGAAATATCTGGAAGCAAGAGAAACTTGAAATCCGGAATTATGTTTATGCAGTAGATACAAAGAGAACTACTAATTCACAGCTTCCATGGAAGAATAGTACTACTGTTCCTAAGCTGTGTCAAATCAGAGACAACCTTTATGCTAACTATGTCGCCGTTATGTTTCCTCAAAGGAAATGGTTGATATGGGAGGCTAATGAAAAGGACGCTGCTTCTCAAGCTAAGCGGGACGCCATCACCAACTATATGAGTTGGGTGATTAGCCAACCGTCTTTCAAGCATGAGATGGACAAAATTATCCTTGACTATATCGACTATGGCAATTGCTTTGCGACTGTTGAGTGGGCTGATGAGCGAGTCGAGCTTTTGGACAAGACACAAGTGGGCTACGTTGGGCCAGCGATTAGGCGGATCAACCCCCTCAACATCGTTTTCAACCCTACTGCTGAAAGCTTTCAGGTTTCTCCCAAGATCGTGCGTTCGCTGATTTCATTGGGTGAACTTAAAGAAATGCTTCAGCGGATGTCCAATGACGAGAATCGCGATGAATACGAAGCTCTTTGGGAATACCTCCGCCATATCCGTGAAGTCGGTATGCGCTTTGAAGGAGACTTCAAAGAATTAGATAACCTCTACGTCATGGATGGATTTACGTCCTTCCGTGAATATTTGAAGAGCGGTGTCGTTGAAGTTCTTACTTTCTATGGCGATCTCTATAACCAAGAAGATGATACATTCTATAAGAACCACGTCATTACGGTTGTTGATCGTCACAAATTAATTGGCAACAAGCCAAACCCATCTTATTTCGGGTATCCGCCAATCTTCCACTGCGCATGGCGTAAGAAGCCTGATAATTTATGGGGCATGGGTCCTCTCGATAATCTAATCGGTATGCAATACCGCATGGATCATCTTGAGAACATGAGTGCTGACATTTGGGACTTTACTGCTTTCCCGGTCAAGAAGATCAAGGGAATGGTAGAGGAGTTCGTATGGCAACCTGGTGCTGATATCTACGTCTCTGAGGAAGGAGATGTGGAGATTGTCCAGCCTGATGTCAACATCATGATGGCGGATCAAAAGATCGAACGCCTTGAGACGTTGATGGAAATGATGGCTGGCGCTCCGCGCGAAGCCATGGGCTTTAGGACACCTGGTGAAAAGACCAAGTACGAAGTCCAATCAATGGAGAACGCCGCATCGCGGTTGTTCCAAAGCAAGATTAAACAGTTCGAGGAATTAGAAGCTGAACCACTTTATAACGCCATGCTTGAATTGGCTAAGCGTAATATGAGTGGCGTCTCTACGATAAAGGTCTTTGATAATGAATTCAATACGACATCCTTTGAAACACTTACTGTTGAAGATATTACCGGTATTGGTCGTATTAAGCCTGTTGCTTCTAGGCACTTCGCTGAGCAAGCCGATCTAGTACAGAACCTTACCAACCTTACTAACTCCCCACTCTGGGCAACGGTTCAGCCGCATTTCTCCGGAAAGGTATTGGCAAAGGTCTTAGAGAATATATTCAACCTAGAACAATATGGTGTTGTCATTCCATATGTTGCATTAGCTGAACAGGCTGAAGCGCAGAAATTTGCTAATGCCCTTGAGCAACAAACAGCTCTTGCTTCTCAAACTGCATCAGGAATAGGATCAGATCACGATATGTCAGTCGCACCAGGCGGTGTGGGTGGCGCGACACAACCCGGTGGAGCACCCCGCTAATGTGGATTAAATGGACCTCGAATCTCAAAGATGAAGTCGAAATCAACAATTTTAGAAATCAAGTATTCGCAGCCAAGCCTGTTCTAGACCGGATCAGGCAACTTCTCGACGAGAAGGAAGCCGCAATAGATCGTTCGGAGATTAATCCCGAAACGTATAACAACCCCAATTGGTCGCACATGCAAGCATTCAAAAATGGCATCCGTGCCGCTTGCGGTGACCTTAGATTGCTTCTGACCATAGAGGACAAAGAATGAGTTTAATTAATAATGACGATGACCAGATCGTCATAGACGAAAACAAGAAATACTTCGACGACCTTGTCGGAGAGGGCAGGAAGTTCAAAGACCCCGAGCAACTTGCACGTGGTAAGTGGCATGCAGATAAGACCATCGAGTTAATGGAAAAGCGGATGGACGCTCTGCGAGCTGAATATCAAAAAGAACGAGAACAAAATTTAACAAGGGCACAGTTGGAAGAAGTAATTGAAAAATTCTCTAAACAACCACTTGCTAGTAACGCCAACCCCATAGTGAACGAAGATAGAACGCCCGTGTTTGACCCGAACCAACTAGAGACTCTTGTCGCCTCCAATTACGAGAAAATGCGTGAGAAGGAGCGCCAAGACCAAAACTATAGAATGGTTCAAGAAAAGGCCATGACCCGCTTTGGTGCAAACTATAAGCAGAGCCTGGCCGAAACAATGAACGACTTAGGTTTATCTCCTGCAGATGTTGAAACGATGGCCCGCAACAATCCGAAGGTCTTTATTAAGACTTTTGGCCTTGATGCACTGCCACCGGCTCAGAATTTCCAGGCCCCTCCTCGATCAGGATTCACGCCGTTCCAGCCGACCGGCGGAGCACACAAGTCGTGGTCCTATTATCAGGAAATGAGAAAGAATAAACCTGACGAGTATTATGCACAAAAAACGCAAAACAAAATGATGGATGATTATGCCGCTCTCGGAGAAAAGTTTGAGGACGGAGACTTCCATCAAGAATATTAGTGGAGTTTAACATATGGCAAGTGGTTTTACGACCCTTACCGATGAACATCTCCGGCGAACTAACCTTTGGGCGCGTCAGCTCAAAGGCTTGCTCCTGGATGATCTCATCGCTACGCGATTTGTTAGATCTGTCCCTGATTTTCCGGATGGCGTTACACTGAACATTCCCAGCTTAGGTGAGGCGGAAACAGCCGACTTCACTGAAGGCCAGGCAGTCAAGTACAATCGTATGGATACGGGTAACTTTACCTTCTCCTACGACCAGTACAAGTATTCTGCCAATGCTATGTCTGCGAAGTTCAAACGTGATTCTTTCTACAGCTCGGAGGTCCTTGCGGCCTTCTTGCCGCGACAGCATCGCGCCATTTCGGAAGCAGTTGAGGTCCGCATCTTCGATAGGATGAATGCGGCTCAGACAGCTAGCAGCGCAAATCAATACAATGGATTCGACCATCGCTGGGTCGGTTCCGCAGTTTCTGGTACTAACCGTGCAATGGGTTTGAATGACTTTGCGAAGGCTCAGCTTTCGCTCATGAAGGCAAACGTCCCCCTCACAGGTAAATGTGCGGTGGTCGACCCGACGGTTGCGTACACGATTGCAACGCAAACAAATGTTATGAACCTCCTGTCGCCAAATCCGCAGTGGGGCCCGATCGTCAATGGCGGTCTGGTTTCTGGTTCGGTTACCGGCAGCATGAAGTTCATGTTCAACATTTACGGGTTTGACGTCTACGTTTCTAACTACCTCCCGGTGGTTGGTGCAGAGACGATTAACTCGGTTACGTCCGCTGCTGGTGCAGTGGCCAATTTCTTCTTCACCGTCGGTGCAGAGGATATCATGCCGGTTATCGGCGGATATCGTCAGCCCCCGACTGTGTACTCGGAGTTCAACAAAGATCTCCAACAG